AGGTTTTAATAATACAGCAGTTGGAAATTGTAGTGGAAGTGGTATTACGACAGGTGATTGTAATACTTTTGTTGGTGCTTTTGCAGCATATACAGCTACTACAGGAGGCAATAATACAGCAGTAGGTGACCAAGCATTAAGTCTAATGACAACAGCATCTAATAACACAGCAGTTGGAAGAAGTGCGTTAAAAGCTAACACAACAGGTACAGAAAACACAGCTGTTGGTTCGTCTTCTTTAAGCTTAAACACAACAGGTTGTAGAAATACAGCCGTAGGTTTTGAATCTGGAAAAGCAATTACAACAGGTGTTGAAAATACTCTTCTTGGTAGAAAAGCTGGTTTAGCACACACAACAGGTAATAATAATACTGTAGTAGGTTCTTTTGCTTTCACTGCTAACACAACAGGTGCATCTAATGTAGCTGTTGGAAAAAGTGCTCTAACAGCTAACACAACAGGTAGTAACAATATTGCAATTGGTGATAGTGCACTAACTGCAAACACAACAAATACTACTAACATAGCAATTGGTGCTTCTGCTTTAGCGGCAAATAATGCATCTGGAGATAATTTAGCTATAGGTCAACAAGCAGCTGCAGCAAATTTAAATGGTTTTCATGTAACTGCGATTGGTCATTATAGTTTATTGGCAAATACATCAGCACAAGGTAACACAGCAGTCGGTCATAGTTCTTTAAGAACAGCTACAACTGGAGCAACCAATACAGCAGTTGGTAAAGAATCTTTGTGTAAAAATACAACAGGTGCTAGTAATACAGCTGTTGGATATTCAGCACTTTGTTGTAACACAACAGCTGCAAGCAACACAGCAGTAGGTTTTAGTGCCTTACTACTAAACACAACAGGTGCACAAAACACAGCAGTAGGTAAAGGTTCTTTATCTGCTACTACTACTGGTGCAAACAACGCTGCAATTGGAGAAGGTTCAGGTACTAATGTTACAACAGGTTCTAACAATACTCTTTTAGGATATGTTGCAGGTACAGATGCTGTAAGAAATGTTACAACAGGAAGTAATAATATTGTAATAGGTAATAATTCATCTGCAACTGCTCATATTAAAATTGATTGGACAGTAACTTCAGATTTAAGAGATAAAACAGAAATTGAAGATGTTCCTCATGGTTTAGATTTTGTTAATCAAATAACACCAATTAAATACAAATTTAAAAAATCAAGAGAAGATGATACTCCTCATGGTCCTAAAAAATATGGATTTAAGGCACAAGAAATTCTTGCACTAGAAGGTGATAATCCAATTATTATTAGTAATGAGGATAAAGAAAATTTAAAATTAACTTCTGCTCATTTAATACCCGTATTAGTCAATGCAATTAAAGAATTGACAAAAAAAATAAAAGATTTAGAAGATAAAGAATAAACGAAAGGAATATAATGCTTAATACGTACGTCGTAGAAGGTGGTGTTGGTAAGTGTACCGCATTCACTGCTTTACTACCTAAATTAAAAAAGAAGTCAGAGGTGCAAATTTATACACCTTACATTGGTTGCTTTGCAAATAATCCAGATGTTAAACTAGCTTTAGAATCTACACTACCGTTACAAGATTCAAGGATTATGGCGTCTGATAATATATTTTATTGTGAGCCATACAAATCAAATTTTCAATTTGGTAAACAACATATTATTGAAAGTTACTGTGAACATCACGGAGTAGATTTTAATCGATCTATGTCACCTAAATTATATACAGAACAACACAAAGCATCTGTTACTAAATGGTTAGGAGATAATAATATTGGTAAATACATAATGATTCAATTTAGTGGTGGTCAAGCTAAGTGGAGTTATGGAGACAATGTTCAATATACAAACATCAATCCAAATAGAAATTATCAACCATATCTTGCTCAACAAGTAGTTAATATGTTGAGAGAAGAATATCCTGATACAACAATTATTAACTGTGTTTTACCTAATGAGCCACATTATCAAGGCACAATTAGATGTGATTTACACTGGGTCCAGATCCATGAAATGTTAAAAGGATCTGAAGGGTTTGTTAGTATAGATAGTTGTCTACAACATTTTTCAGCATCGACCAAGACTCACGGTGTTGTTATTTGGGGTAGTACACGTTGGACTCAGTTTGGTTATTCTCATAATAAAAACATGCATTTTCATATGAAAAATGAATGGGATGAGTCTAAATTTGTTGATAGCGATCCAAGAAATAATATGGTAGAACCTCAATTAATTATTGATAATTTTAAAAAATTAGATAAAACTAAAACTGTTGCATGTGCAACAAAATAAGGAGAAAACATTATGAGTGAAGTAAGAAACGCTGAACAATTAGCACAAGACTATACGGCTATGGGTCATTCTGTAGACTTAATCAATGGTATCATTGATGGTTCTAAAATGGCTGATGAATCAGCTGAAGATAGACAAAGTGCAGTTGACAGAAATGTTGAACACCTGGAACTTATGGTTGCTAAAACTGATTGGGGAAGTGAAGATATGACTGCCACTAATTCAGCTATCACTGCAGGCAAAGCACACACAGCAAGCTAGGAGTCTAAGCAATGGCTTTTGGTATAAACGCTTTCGCACAAAGTGCGTTTTCATCATTAGTCAATAATAATAGTTCGCCTATATTGACTGGTATTCCTCTTGCTATGCAAGAAGGGACTCCAACGGTCACTGCCGATGCTAATATAAACGTTACTGGTATAGCTCTTGCTATGCAAGAAGGTGACGCAACTGTTATTGGAAGTGCTGTAGTTGATTTAACTGGAATTGGTTTTGCAGCAACATTAGGAACTGCAAATGTTGTTATATGGACACAAGTTCCAACAGGACCCGTTCAAACATTTACACCAGTTAATACAGGAGCAGTACAAACTTATACTGAAGTTAATACAGGAAGTGCGCCTACTGCAGGTTATTATCCAGTGTCTTAATAAATTGACACTGCTAAACAAATTTAATATCATGTGCTAATTTAGGAATTTAAAATATGGCTAATACCACAACAACTAGTTTAAAACTTACTGTTCAAGCAACAGGAGATAACTCTGGAACATGGGGTCAAATTACTAATACTAATTTACAAATTCTAGAACAAGCAATAGGTGGATATGATGCAGTTGGAATTACTTCAGGTGCAACTTTATCTTTTACCAATGGAACTTTATCTAATGGTAAAAACCAAGTATTAAAACTAACAGGAACTATATCAGGAAACGTTAATGTAATAATTCCAGATTCAGTTGAAAAAACTTATATTGTAGAAAATGCAACAACAGGAGCACATACTGTAACTTTTAAAACAAGTTCGGGATCAGGTATTACTTTCAGCTCAACTGATAAAGGTAAAAAAATATTATATTCCGATGGAACTAATGTTTTAGAAGGAGTGACTTCAGTAGGGAATTTAACTACAGGTAGTGTTACAGCTACTGGTAACATAACTACTACTGGTACTATAACTTCTACAGGAGCACTTACAGGGCCTTTAAATGCAACTTGTCTGACCAGTGGAACCGTGCCCGATGCTCGTATTACAGGAGCTTACACAGGGCTAACAAATTTAACTATGTCTGGAGATTTGACAGTTGATACAGATACTTTAGTTGTAGATGCTTCTGCAAATACCGTTGGTATTAATACTGCAAGTGCCTCAAGAGCTTTGCATGTAGTAAGTTCTCAAGAAATTGTTGCACGACTAGAATCTTCTGGAGCTGCTTCAAGGTTAAAATTAATAGACTCAAATACGACATCTAGTACAAATGCACCAATTCTTTCTAGTGCAGGAGATTTATTTATGCTAAATACAGGAGGTGCAGAACGTCTTAGAGTTTTAGCTAATGGAAATGTTGGAATCGCAAATACAAATCCATCTGAAAAATTAGAAGTAACAGGAACTGTTAAAGCCACAGCTTTTGAAGGTGATGGTTCTGCATTAACAGGTATTAGTGCAGGTTTAGTAAACTTAGGAACAACAAATGTTTCAGCTGCTTCTGCAATTACTATATCACTACCTTCTGCATATAAAAAATTCTTTGTTACTGTTGGAGGTATTAGAACAGGAAGTCAAAGCCAACTTACTCCTAATCTTAGAGTTGGAGTTAGTGGTTCAATAAAAACAGACACTAAATATATATTTCAAGGTCTTCAATATTCAAGTCCCTCCGCTGCTGGTACAATAACCACAGATAGTGTAGTAAATTTAAATAATGCAAGTTTTGCTGCTTTAGGTCTTTCGTCTCTTTTTGATACTACAACAGCATCTAATTGGAATGCACAATTTGAAATTGATACAGGTACATCTTTATCATTTCCTTGTATTAATTACAGTGCTTTTTATAGTAGAAATAGTAGCCAATCAAATGGAGTTGCTAGCGGAAGAATATTTTACAAAGACGAAACTACAATTGATACAATCCAACTTACTACCAGTTCGGGAGTAAATTGGGCTGCAGATGGAAATGTAACAGTTTGGGGATTAAAATAATGAAATATAATTGCATAGATGGAAAACTTGTTGAAATGACAGCTGAAGAAGAAACGGCATTTGACGCTTCTGTTATTCAAGCACAAGAAGAAATACAAAAAATAAAAGATGTTCAAGCAACAAAAGAAGCTAAAAAAACATCTGGTAAACAAAAGCTATTAGATTTAGGTCTAACTGAAGAAGAAGTAAACGCTCTTATTGGTAATTAAACAATTTTAGTTTACACTTTATAGTTACAATAAAATGGAGTACATTGTGTAAATGTTACAAAAACTTAATTTTAAACCAGGTTTTAATAAACAAGTCACAGAATCAGGGGCTGAGTCTTCATGGACTGACGGAGATTTTGTTAGGTTTAGATATGGACTACCTGAAAAAATAGGTGGCTGGACACAACTTACATCAAATACTTTACCTGGAGCAGCTAGAGCACAACATCCTTTTGCTAGTTTAGCAGGAGAAAAATACGCAGCTGTTGGAACAAACAAAGGTTTGTTTGTATATTATGGAGGAAACTTTTTTGATATTACTCCTTTAGATACAGCTATAACAGGAGCAACTTTTACCGTAACATCAGGATCAGCTACAGTTACAGTTAACAAATCTAATCACGGTTTAGCAGATGGAGAGTATATAACTTTTACAAGTGTTACTATTCCAACAAACTCTGGTTATGCAGTAGCAACTTTTCAAGACAATACTTTTGAAGTTTTAAATTCACAAACAAATACTTTTCAAATTACAATGCCAACAAACTCTGCAGGAGCTAGTAGTGCTACTGGTGCTGCAACAATTAATCCTTACGTAACAGTTGGTCCAGCTGTTCAAACTCCTGGTTATGGTTGGGGAACATCTACATGGGGATCGGGTACTTGGGGTACTCCTAGTACAACTAGTAATGTAGTATTAGATGCAGGTCAATGGTCCTTGGATAATTTTGGTGAAGTTCTTATTGCAACTATTCATAATGGCAAAACATTTACATGGAATGCAGGAGCAACTAATGCAAGAACAGTTAGAGCTTCAACATCAACATCTGGTTTTTCTACATCAGCTAATCCAACAGCAAGTAGATTTACTTTAGTGTCTGACAGAGACAGACATGTATTTCATTTTGGAACAGAAACAACTATTGGAACTCTTTCAACACAAGACCCAATGTTTATTAGATTTTCAGATCAAGAAAATCTAAACGACTATACTCCAACAGCAACAAATACTTCTGGTACTTTTAGATTAGATACAGGTAATGAAATTAGAGGAGCTGTTCAAGGTAAAGATTATACTCTTGTTCTAACCGATAATGCTGCTTATGTCATACAATTTGTCGGAGCACCTTTTACATTTAGTGTAAGGCAAGTAGGTACTAACTGTGGTTTAATTGGACAAAACGCTTTAAGTTATTCTAATGGTAGAATCTTTTGGATGTCGGGCGAAGGTGGTTTTTTTGTGTATGATGGTACAGTTAAAATGCTACCATGTCTTGTTGAGGATTTTGTATTTACAACAGGGGGAGGCAATCTAGGAATTAATTATAGCGCTGCAAGAGTAACTTATGCAGAACACAATAGTTTATATAACGAAGTTACTTGGTTCTACCCTAAAAACGGATCTAATCAAATAGATAGATGTGTTTCATTTAATTATGGGGAAAACTGTTGGACAACGGGTTCTCTTGCAAGAACTACTTATGCAGATCAAGGGGTGTTTGATTTACCTTATGCAACAGAATATAATTTAACAGCAACTCCTGTATTTGACATACAAGGGATTACAAACTTATCGGGTGCTTCTATATTTTATGAACACGAAAAAGGAACTGACCAAGTAAACAGTTCTGGAACTACTTCTATAAATTCTTTTATTAGATCAGGTGATTTTGATATAACAGGTAATAAAAGTTCTGTTGATTATAGAGGAGACGGAGAATTTTTTATGTCTGTAAAAAGATTTATACCAGACTACCAATTAATAACTGGTAATTCAAAAGTAACATTATTTATAAACGATTATCCAAACAACACGGCTACAAGCTCTCCTCTTGGCCCCTTTACAGTTACTTCTTCTACTGATAAAATAGACACTAGAGCAAGAGGAAGACTAGTCTCTCTTAAAATAGAAAATGATGCTGTAGGTGAAACTTGGCGTTATGGTACATTTAGACTTGATGCAAAACCAGATGGACGTAGATAATGGCTAAAATAAGTGTATACATACCTGAACCTCAAGAAGAGTATAGTTCTGAAAACCAAAGACAAATATTAGAATCTATTGATACTGTAAAAAATCAACTTAATTTTGCTTTTCAACAAGACTTAAAACAAGAGCAAGATATATTTAATTACTTTATGTCATGACAATACAATACAAAAGCGCTACATTTAATTTAACATCTACTAATGCAACAACAGTGTTGTCCATATCAACATCAGCGATCGCTATTGTTAGAAGTGTCCAAGCGGTTCATGATACGGCTAGCAATGTAAATGCACATTTGATATTAAAAAAAGCAGGTGCATCAGATGTTAAAATAGGTTACAAACAAGTTAACTTAAATACAGAAAGCATGTTAACAGGACCATTAAACTTAGAAGCAGGAGATGCTATTAAGATGCAGGCAGGAACTGCAAATGAAATAACAGGGTCTGTTAGTTATGCCTTAATAGACAGATCACAGGAGAATGGATAATGTCAGAGGATTTACTTAAGATAAATTGTACAACTACAATTGTTATACGAAATACAAAAACCGAACGAGTTTATGCAAGTAAAGAAGAGAAAGATACCGATGTTGCAGATCCTAACACAGATACAACTATTGACGATATCGCAGAAGATGTTACAGTAGAAATATCTCCAAAAGGATTAGAAGCATTAAAGAAAGTAATGAACCAAAACAATGAATCAAACACCTAAAGGTGGAACAGAGTTACAACTAGGGTTTTTAAATAAATATGTAGATAAGAGTCTACTAAATAAAGTTTCTATTTGTACATCGGTTCCTGAAAAAATACCTCTTAGTAAAGATAAGATAAACATCTTATGGCAAAAGAATTCATACGATCAACCGAATCTCGCACCATGGTTCACGGACCACGGCAACCACAAGAAATATGATTGGTATATATTTAATAGTCATTGGACATTTGAAAAATTTAGAATAGCTTTTGATCTACCGACAGAAAAATGTGTAGTTATAAAAAATGGTATAGAAAAAATAGAACCAACTAAACCTTACATAAAAGGTCAACCTATAAAAATTATACATCAGAATACACCTTGGAGAGGATTAAATGTTTTATTAGGTGCAATGCAACTAGTTAAAAATCCTTTAATTACTTTAGATGTTTATTCTTCAACAGAAGTTTATGGTAAAGATTTTCATAAAGCTAATCATAAGTTTTATGAAACATTGTATGAGCAAGCTGAAACACTGCCTAATGTAAATTACATTGGTTATAAGTCTAATGAATATATTAGAAAACATATCAAAGATTATCAGATGTATGCTTATCCTAGTATATGGGAAGAAACTTCTTGTATATCATTACTAGAATGTATGGCAGGAGGTTTATATTGTATTACAACTAATCTAGGTGCATTGTTTGAAACAGGAGCTGAGTTTCCAATCTATGTTCCATACTTAACAGATTATAAACAATTAGCTAAAAAGTTTGCAAATGCAATAGAAGCTGCGGCAATAACTTTAGATAATAAAATTATACAAGAACATTTACAGTTTCAATCAAAGTACACTAATCAATATTACAATTGGAATAAACAAGCCATGGCCTGGACTAACTTTTTAAAAGGAGCAATCGATGCAAAATAATGAACCTATATGGTTTGGAGAAGAATCAGAGACT